GTTTGGAAGCATTGAGGAGGAGGCTCTTGAAACTTTCGCCGCAAAAAAGAAGGCTGAGGCTATGGAGCATGACCTCAGAACTTTCATAAATATGAATTACGGGCCTAACGCTTGGCAAGAGGTTATAAGGGTTCAGGCAGATATTAGAAAGCAAAGAGCGCTAGAACTAGAGAGGAAAAAAAGAAAACAAGAGGAGTTAATTCTCTGGATTCTTACAATATTGGGAATATGCGCTTTGACTGGTATAATGATACTTATAGTATGGGCAGTGGTAAATGGCGCTTAAAAAACCGCAAAAGAGCTTAAAGGCTTGGACAAAGCAAAAGTGGAGAACCAAGAGTGGAAAACCCTCCACACAAGGGTCAAAAGCAACCGGAGAGCGTTATCTTCCGTCATCAGCTATTAAAGCCCTATCGTCTAAGGAATACGCGGCCACCACCCGTGCTAAAAGAAAAGCAACTAAGGCTGGTAAGCAGTTTGCCAAACAGCCTAAAAAAATACGAGCTAAAGTAAAGCCTCATAGGAAGGTCAAGTAATGGCTGTTGTAACACCTGATTTGCCGGAAATCTTTGAAGAAGCGTTTGAACGCGCTGGCCTTCAAATGACAACTGGTTATGACCTAAAAACCGCTAGGCGTAGTTTGAATTTATTGACATTGGAGTGGCAAAACCGTGGACTTAATCTCTGGACTATTGATGCTGGGACACAAGCTCTCACAGCAGGCACAGCAACTTATACGATGCCTACAGACACTATTGACCTCATTGAACACCAAATTAGAACTGGTGCTGGCACAAATCAAATCGATACAAACTTGGAGCGTGTCAGCGTTTCAACATACGCACAACAGGCTTCTAAAAATACTGAAGGAAGACCTTCCCAAATTTTTGTTGACCGTCAAGCAACGGCTGTCAATGTTACTCTCTGGCCTGTTCCAGATGTTAGCACATACACTCTCTCGTATTACCGCCTTCGTGGAATCTCTGGCGTCTCGTCTGGGATAGGTACAGGCGCTGATGTGCCGCCAAGGTTTGTCCCTTGTTTGGCGGCTGGTTTGGCTTACTACATCGCAATGAAAAAGCCAGAGGTGGCGGCTAGAGTACAGCCGCTGAAACAAGAGTATGAGTTTCAGTTTGAACTGGCCGCTGGCGAGGACACAGACTCATCATCAATCAAGTTTGTGCCATACGATACATTTTACCTAGGAGGTTAATATGGGCATTGTAATGAAAAAATTAGGCCAGAGAGGTGGCCCTGCCGGACAAGATAAAGAGGTTATGAATACTAACAATCCGACAAAGAAAAAGAAGGCCGCACCTAAAATGGGTGGCGGTGCAATGAAAAAGAAAGTCATGGGCTACGACAAAGGCGGGAAAATGGCGCTTCCAAAGCGTAAGCCTCGTCATGCGAATCCAAACCACCCAATGAATGCAGAGCGCACAACCGGACACCCGGATGGCGTCACTCGCAAAACAAGAGGCGGGAAAGTGAAGAAGTATGACAAAGGCGGTTCTGTAACCAAGGAACAGAAGTTAGCCGCATTGAAGGAAGCAATGAAGGGGGTCGGCAAAGGTGGCTCAGGTGCTGGCGACAGCAAGATGGGCAAGATGATCAAGGAAATCGGCTTCCCGATGAGCAATAAGAAAGCTGGCGGCTCAGTGAAGGCGGCGAAACACGGCGGATCAATGTGTCGTGGTGGCGGTGCCGCAACAAGAGGCACAAAATTTAAGGCTACATAATGACCATAGCTAGAGGGAAATATGCCTATGGCATCTGTGACAAGACAGGGTTCCGCTATAAGCTGAACGAGCTTGTCCATGAGATGAAGAATGGCGTTAAAACTGGTCTTAGGGTCGGCAGAGATGTTGTTGATCAAGATCACCCTCAAAACTTTTTGGGTCGCCTTAGAATAAACGATCCTCAATCAGTAAGGGGCGCAAGACCAGACAGGTTAGAGCCTGCGGCTGTATCGATGCTTGGGAACAACCCTTTTGGAACTGGGGCCTCTGGCTCAAGTGTAATTACGGTAACTGAAACAAACCACGGCAGAGACACTGGTGATACGGTGCGGTTTCGCGGAGTTGATGCATTTGATGGCATAACAAAAGCGGTTATGGAGTCTGCGTCAGGACACAGCATCACAAAGGTGGATGCTAACACATATACTGTAACTGTCTCAGACACAGCTACAGTTGGCAATCAGGATGGCGGTGGGGCGTTGGCAAGTGCTGGCCCAGTAACACCACTGCCATAGAGGTTTAGATGTCTTATACATACGGCGAATTACAACAGGCGATACAAGACTTCACAGAGAACACAGAGACATCCTTTGTGAACAACCTTCCTGTGTTTATACGCGCCGCAGAAGACAGAATACTAACTAATGTAGACCTAGAAAACTTCCGAAAGAACGCTACATCATCTCTGACAATAAATGACGAATACCTGTCAACGCCGTCAGATTTCTTGGCCCCGTTCTCGTTCTTTATACAAGACGTTGGTAGTGAAAGGTATTTAATTGAAAAAGATGTTAACTTTATAAGAGAGGCTTATCCTAACCGCGCCACAACAGGAGTGCCAAAGTATTATGCTATCTTTGACGCTACAGCGACAGCCGCTGGTGGTAATGTTCAGGCAAACTTCATAATGGGGCCAACCCCTAATCAAGCCTACAATGTAGAGTTACATTACTATTATCGTCCAGCCAGCCTAACAGCAGGCGCAACGACAGAGTATACATGGCTAAGTAAGAATGCCCCCAACGCATTGCTGTACGCCTCATTGATAGAGGCCTACATATATATGAAGGGTGAGCAGGATGTGATAGCTTTGTATGAGAGCAGACTTGCCGAAAGCATGTCACGCTTGAAAGACTTGGCAGAGTCAAGAGAAAACGATGATGCATACAGACAGGGATTGCCCACTCGGCCCCGCACATAAGGAGTAAAAAATGGCAACATCAAATGCGGCAACCACATATCTTGAAAGACGCATCTTAGACTATCTGTTTAAGAATGACTCGCTTTCTTTCGCCTCTCCGGGCAACAGCGTGTATGTAGGTTTGGCTACCGCAATTTCTAACGCTGAGAATGGAACAGTAACGGAAGTGTCTGTTGCTGGTGAAGATGCTAACTATGTTCGCCAACAGGTTCTGGCCGCTGATTGGAAACAGTCAGTAACCACAGTGGCAGTAGCCGCTGGTGCCGCAGATACAGAAATCATCCTTACAGACGCTGAGGCGTTTCCAACCGCCAGCACCGTAGCAATCAACGATGAGTTAATTGCCTACACTGGTAAGGATACAACAGCTACAGCAGACGTTAATGGCGCGACATCTTCATCAACAACGATTGCTGTTGATAATGTGTCAGGCACAATCAATGTGGGCATGGTTGTTACTGGAACTGGCATTTCAGGCACGGTTCGTGTAACCGCATTCAGTTCACCAAATGTGACCGTTGATACAGCCTTAACGCTATCTGATAACACAGCTTTGACGTTTGATGGGACAAGCATCCTAACTGGTTGTACTCGCGGTTCATCAAGCACAACAGCCGACTCACACAGCATAGCTGACACAGCGATATGTGACCAACAGCAAATTATCAATGACGATAACATTGAGTGGTCTGCTTCAAGCGGCATCGCCAGCTTTACAGTGACTCATGCATTTGTTGCTGATGCAAACATTGGCACAGCAGATGTAAACGGCGCTGTTACATCAAGCACATCAGTTGCCCTTGATGGTAACGCTGGAGCTTCAATTTCTGTCGGTGACATTGTGTACAACACAGGTGCTTCTGGGATTGTTCGGGTTGCTGGCGTCACATCTCAGGCCGCAATTACACTTGATACAGCAGTTACTATATCTGACGATACCAAGCTGTGGTTTGATGGTGCGAACATTTTGTTCATTGGTGCATTGGACGCAAGCAAGACAATCGCATCCGGTGATATCTTCAGAATCAACGCAGGAAACCTTAGCATTGAGTTGAAGTAATGGCCTTTGTACTTAAAGACCGTGTAAAAGAAACAACAACCACTACCGGGACTGGCACGTTAACTCTTGCTGGTGCGGTAACTGGTTTTGACACGTTTGAGGAAATAGGTAACGGAAATGTTACCTATTACTCTTGCACTGACGGAACGGACTTTGAGGTTGGAATAGGCACATACACTGCATCAGGAACAACGCTGTCGCGTGACTCGGTTCTTGAGAGCAGTAGTGCAACAGCTACGGCAGATGTAAACGGTGCTGTAACGGCATCAACAAATGTCGCTGTTGATGGAAATGTTGGAACTCTTGTGGCTGGACAGCGAGTCAGAGGAACCGGGATAACTGGCGTTGTTACAATAGCAAGCGTAACAAGCCAGAACGCCATAGTGCTGGATACGGCTGTAACATTATCTGATAATACGCCGCTGACATTTGGCGACTCAAAGATAAACTGGGGTGCAGGAACCCGTACAATATTCTGTACGCTACCAGCAGAGAAAATTATTTTTAACGACAACGCTGGCAACACAGTTAACTTTACAGATAACAGCTTGGCATTCGCTATTGCGTTAGGATAGAAAAATGGCAAACGCTTTTAAGACAAAAACATTTGATGGTTCCAGCACCGCCGCTAACACGGACATGGACATTTATACTTGTCCCGCCTCTACTGAGACAACCATCATTGGAATGACCATATCAAACATTAGTACGTCTCAAATATTGGTAGATGTAAAGTTTATAAACAACGATGGCGACAATACATTCTTGATCAAAGACGCGCCCATTCCTGTCGGATCAGCGTTTGTTCCAATCGGTGGTGATCAAAAGATTGTTATGGAAGCGTCAGATATACTGAGAGTCCAGTCAGACACAGCTAACAGCGCGGATACGACATTGAGTGTTCTGGAGATTAGCTAATGCCGTTACTAGGTAATCCACTTGTTAAAGCGTTCTCTACAATAAACAAACAAACTATAACGGGCGATGGAACTGTTGGCCCGTATATGCTTGATTATGCCGCTGGCAGTGACCAAGATGTAGAGGTTTACGTTAATAACGTCCGGCAAGAGCCGGGGGTGGCTTACACTGTATCTGGTACAGCCATGACTATGACTGGTGTTGTTCAGTCATCAGATGATTTTTATGTTGTGTTTCAAGGATCGGCGCAACAGACAGTTAACCCACCA